TGAGTTGCTTGGTAAGGTCACAGAGGTAGCGCTCTTTACCGAACGCGTCGAGCTGAAGAAAACAGAGCTGTCTGACTCGGAGTTGCAGGCTGAAATTGACAAGCGCATGGGTAAATACATGCACTTGATGAAGGTTGTTGATGGCGAAACGCTTGACAACGAACCCCCTCTAACAGAAACAGTGCCCCAAACCGATGACAGCCCCGCAGAGTCGTGAAGAGGGGGAAGCGCTGTTAAGCCTTCTGGACGAGCGAATCAAGCGTCTGGAGGTGAAAGCGTCCCAAAACGATCTGTTGGAGTTTGCCAAGAAGGTCTATCCTAACTACAGCGTCGGCGCGCACCACCGCCACATGGCTCGTATTTTCAAAGAGGTAGCACTTGGCAAGAAAAAGCGGGTAATAATCAACATCGCCCCGCGCCACGGCAAGTCCGAGCTGACATCGTTTCTTTTGCCGGCTTGGTATCTGGGGTTGCACCCGGATCATCAGATAATTATGGCCACGCACACCGCGTCGCTGTCCGAAGATTTTGGCGGCCGGGTAAGAAACTTGATTGCTTCTCCTGAGTACGCGTCAATATTTACAAAAACCAAATTGGCGGACGACAAAAAGGGCGCAGGTAGCTGGGCGACGCAGGCAGGCGGTAAATATTACGCGGTTGGTGTGGGCGGTGCGCTGGCTGGGCGGGGTGCTAATCTGCTTGTAATCGACGATCCGCACTCGGAACAGGACTTGAAGAGCGGCAGCAAGCTGCCGTTTGAGCAGGCTTGGAATTGGTATCAAACCGGCCCGCGCCAGCGTTTGATGTGGGGCGGGGCCATCATCGTTGTGATGACCCGGTGGGGTGAGATTGATCTTACGTCCAAGCTGGTGAACTACCAGACCAAAAATCCCGACGCCGATCAGTGGGAAGTGGTTGAGTTTCCGGCTATTTTGCCCTCCGGAAAAGCGCTATGGCCCGAGAAGTGGCCGATCGAGGAGTTGGAGAAAACCAAAGCAACTATCGATCCGCGCTTCTGGAACGCGCAGTACATGCAGCAGCCGACGGCAGATGTGGCGGCGCTTATCAAGCGAGAGATGTGGCGCGTGTGGCCGGAAGAAGACCCGCCGCCGTGTGAATACGTGATACAGTCATGGGATACGGCGCACGATACCAAAACTTCGTCAGACTATTCCGCCTGCACAACGTGGGGGGTTTGGTACAACGAAGAGGAAAACAATCGCCCAAGCTTGGTTTTGCTTGATGCTTTCAAAGATCGGATGGAGTTTCCGGAATTGAAGCAGGTTGCCTTTGACCATTGGAAATCGTGGAACCCAGACGCGTTCATTGTTGAAAAGAAAGCGGCGGGCGGCCCGTTGATTCAAGAACTGCGCTCGATGGGTATACCTGTGCAGGAGTTTTCTCCCAGCCGGGGTAATGATAAAACCGTCCGGGTAAATGCAGTAAGCGACATGTTTAGTAGTGGGCTGGTTTGGGCACCAGACACGCGATGGGCTCGGGATGTAATTGAAGAGTTGGCAGCCTTCCCGGTGGGGGAGCATGACGACTATGTTGACACGACGACACAGGCTCTGCTGCGCTTCCGGCAAGGTGGGTTTATTCGTACCGATCTTGATGAAAAAGATGAGCCGCAGTTCTTCAAGCGGCGTAGACAGGCTGGATACTACTAGGAGTTTACGGAATGGCTAAGTCTCTTGTAAACGAAAAGGCTTTGCGGGCTGCATACCAGCTGCTCAAGGTGACGACGTTCAAGGACGTAAAGCTGCCGACCGCCAGTAGGGTGACTTTTAGAGCAGCAAAGCTGAAGAAGTATCACGCATTATACGAGTGGCCCGAACACGTAATGACTGTGAATGTAGACACAGAGGCTTTGTCGGACATGCTAAAGATTGTTGCGCACGAAATGATACACATAGCACTAGAGCACAACGCCAAGTGTGATCACGACCACCACGATGAGAATTTCATTGAGATGGCTAATCAGGTCTGCAGAGACTTGAAATGGGACGGCGGCGTTTTGTAAGACATTTTTTAAGGATAAATCATGGCAATAGACAAAGCACTGTACGAAGCCCCCGTTGGCGTTGAAGAAGCCGCTATCGCGGAGCCGGAAGTTGAAATTGAAATCGTTGACCCGGAGTCGGTATCCATCGGCATAGATGGTGTTGAAATTGAACTTACACCGGGAAAAGAAACTTCGGAAGATTTTGGAGCCAACCTTGTTGAGTATATCGACGCAGGGGAGATGGAGTCCATTGTTTCGCAAGTTGCCGGGGATGTACGCAACGATTTGAATAGCCGCTCGGACTGGGAAAAAATGCTGAAGGAAGGCATCCAGTTGTTAGGTCTTAAATACGAAGAGCGAAGCGAGCCATGGTCGGGTGCGTGCGGTGTATTCCACCCCATGATTACTGAAGCGGTAATTCGTTTTCAAGCAGATACAATAATGGAAACGTTCCCTGCGCCCGGACCAGTCAAAACCAAGATTGTTGGCAAAGTTACGCGCGACAAGGAAGAAGCTGCGACGCGGGTTGCTGATGACCTTAACTGGCAGCTAACTGAAAACATGACGGAGTTTCGCCCCGAGCATGAAAAGATGCTGTGGGGGCTGCCAGCATCTGGCGCTGCATTCAAGAAGGTCTACAAAGACCCGATGTTGGACCGCCAGACTTCTGTTTATGTGGCGGCGGAAGACATCATTTTGCCTTACGGCTCTTCTGATCTTCAGACCGCGCCGCGCATCACCCACCGCATGCGCAAGACCAAGAACGAAGTGGCCATGCTGCAGGCCGACGGGTTTTGGGTTGATAGCGATCTGGGCGAGCCGTCAAGGATGGTGGACGATATTCGCAAGACCAAGGACACAGAAGCTGGCGTGTCCGCTATTAACGACGACCGATACGTGATTGACGAAGTATGCGTAGACCTTGATTTGCCCGGATACGAAGATACCGATAAAGAGGGTAACCCAACCGGTGTTGCGCTACCGTACATCCTGACTTACGTTGTGGGGTCCAATATCCCGTTGTCGCTGCGTCGCAACTGGCGCGAAAACGACAACAACCGCAGGAAGCGTTTGCACTACGTGCAGTATACGTATGTGCCCGGGTTTGGGCCTTACGGGTTCGGTCTCTTTCACCTGATTGGTGGTTACGCCAAGGCGGGTACGTCCATTCTCCGCCAGTTAGTTGATGCAGGTACGCTGTCTAATCTGCCCGGAGGGCTGAAGTCGAGGGGTCTGCGCATCAAAGGGGATGACACGCCGATCGCTCCGGGCGAGTTTAGGGACGTTGATGTGGGTAGCGGAGCCATACGGGACAACATTCTTCCGTTGCCTTACAAAGAACCGTCGCAGGTGCTGGCTGGGCTGCTGGACAAGATCATCGATGAAGGCCGACGGCTAGCTGCTTCCAGTGATTTAAAAGTTGCGGACATGTCCGCTCAGACCCCGGTTGGCACAACGCTCGCACTGCTGGAGCGGACGCTCAAGCCCCTGACGGCTGTGCAGGCACGGGTCCACTACTCGTTCAAGCAAGAACTGCAGTTGATTGCTGAGATTGTCCGCGAAGATTCTCCTGCTAACAAAGAGTATCCGTATGACGTGGACGCGCCGCAAGGGCGCAAGGCCAAGTACGAAGACTATCGTCATGTGGAGATTATTCCCGTCTCCGACCCCAACGCGGCGACGATGACGCAGCGAATTGTGCAGTACCAAGCCGTTATTCAACTATCCCAGAGCGCTCCGCAGATTTACAACTTGCCGGAACTGCACAGGCAGATGTTGAATGTTTTGGGTATTAAAAATGTGGATAAACTGGTGCCGACGGAAGATGATCTTAAACCGATGGACCCGGTGACGGAAAATCAGAACATCCTGAACGGTAAACCCGTGAAAGCGTTTGCATATCAGGACCACGAAGCACATATTGCGGTCCACATGATGATGAAACAAGACCCGCTTATCCAGCAGATCGTAGGGCAAAATCCGCGCGTTAATGCTCTTGTTGCCGGGTTGGAAGCGCATGTTGCCGAACACGTTGGGTTTGCATACAAAAACAAAATCAGCGAAGCGCTGGGTGTGGCTATTCCGCATGCGGATGCTGATGAAGGTATGCCGGAAGAAATTGAATTTCAATTATCCAAGTTGCTTGCACAGGCTGCCCCGCAAGTTCTTGCGCAAAGTAAAGCAATGGTTGCACAACAGCAGGCCCAGCAGAATATGCAAGACCCCCTGCTGCAGCTTCAGAAACAAGAGTTGGACCTTAAAGCACAGAAGCAGCAACAAGACGCTGCATATAGAGACAAGAAACTTGCAGTAGATTCGGCCGCTAAAGCAGATGAATTGCAGCTGCGGGAACAGGAAATTGCGGGGCGACAGCGGATAGATTCGCTGCGCGTGGTTACGGACGCTGCGGCTAAAGCCGCACAATCTGAAAGGAAGGTAAGCAAGTGATGAAGCAATTCGCAGAAGCGCTAAATCGCAAGCTGCGCGAAGATATGAACAACTACGCTGATGATGTGGCCACGGGTAGTTGCAGAAATTTTGAAGATTACAAACGTCTCTGCGGTGTGATTGAAGGTCTTGCTATCGCAGAGCGCCACTTAAAAGACCTTCTTGCAAAATTGGAGAATGATGATGACAGCGACTGAGACAGCGCCCCCAACCGCGCTGGAACAGAAGTGGGCCGCAGATAGTGCAGAAACAGAACGTAAGGCTAAGCAGTTGCCTGACCCGCAGGGGTACCGAATCCTGTGTGCTATTCCGGAGTTCGAGAATAAGTACGACAGCGGCATCATCAAGGCAGATATCACCCGTCAGCACGAGGAGATTCTGACCACGGTGCTGTGGGTCTGTAAACTTGGTCCGGACGCGTACAAAGACCCGGTGAAGTTCCCTACGGGACCGTGGTGCAAAAAAGGTGACTTTGTGATTGTCCGCTCCAACAGCGGCACCCGTCTGGATATCCACGGCAAAGAGTTCCGCATCATCAACGACGATACGGTGGAAGCGGTGGTCGAAGACCCCCGTGGAATCCGTCGCAAATAAGGAGTAGCACATGGCCCAACCGGCATATAAATTTCCTGACGAACAGGAAAATAAGGAAAATGCTGCAGAGCAACAAAATGAGCAAGAATTTGAAGCAGTAGTTGAAGGTGACGTTGAGCTGGAAATTGTCGATGACACCCCGCCAGAGGATCGAAATCGGCGGCCGATGGAAAAAGAACCGGAGGAGGTAACGGACGAAGAACTAGCACAGTATAACTCGTCCGTTCAGAAAAGAATCAAAGACTTAACACGCGCTCGTCATGATGAACGGCGGGCTAAAGAAGCCGCTACGCGTGAACGGGAAGAGCTGGAACGTCTTTCTCAGCAACTTGTTGAGGAAAACAAGCGTCTTAAAGCCTATGCAGCTAATGGAGAACGGGTGTATGCGGGCACCCTTGAATCCGCTGCCAAATCCGAAATTGAAATTGCCAAGAAAAAGTACAAGGAAGCGCACGAAGCATTTGACGCGGATGCTCTGTTGGCAGCGCAAGAAGAGCTGCTGGCCGCCCAAATTAAGCTGCGGGAAGCGCAATCTTTTAAACCAACCCCTTTACAAGACTCACAAGGTGTAGTAGAAACAGAACCTACACAGCCAGTAAGGCCGCAACTTGACGAAAAAACGCTGCGATGGCAACAGCGTAATCAATGGTTCGGGCCTGATGACGAGATGACCGCCGTCGCGCTGGCAGTGCATAAGAAGTTGGTCCAATCGGGTATTGACCCGCGTAATGATGAATACTTCGAGCGCATAGACGCTCGCATGCGTAAGGTGTTTCCCGATTTTTTTGAGGGAACAAAGGAGTCTAACGAACCCGCAGAGGTGAAAAAAGCTGCTACGGTTGTAGCGCCGGCTAATCGGTCTACCGGAGCAAAGAAAGTTTCTTTGACTAAGACTCAAGTCGCAATTGCCAAGCGCTTGGGAGTGCCGTTAAACGATTACGCTAAACAACTTGCTGCATTGGAGACTTCAAATGGGTGATAACCGCCTTACTAGAGAAAGCGCTACGCGCGAAACCACGCAACGCAAAGCGTCGTGGAAACAACCGAACCTTCTTCCTACTCCTGCCCCGCAGGACGGATATGGGTTTCGCTGGATTCGGACTAGCTTGATGGGTAAAGCAGACCCCACCAATATTTCCGCAAAATTTCGTGAACACTGGGTGCCGGTGAAAGCCGAAGATCACCCGGAGATGATGATTTATGCCGACCCTGACAGTCGTTTCAAAGACAACATCGAGGTTGGCGGACTGCTGTTGTGTAAGGCTCCGAACGAGGTTATTGAGCAGCGCAATGATTTTTATGCGCAACAAGCTCAGTCCCAAATCGAGGCTGTGGACAATAGCTTTATGAAACAAAACGATGCACGGATGCCGCTGTTCAACGAGCGCCGGTCTGAAGTGCGATTTGGTAAGGGTTCCAAATAAACTTTTTAGGAGTATAAACAATGGCATATCCGACTATCTCGGCCCCCTACGGGCTGAAGCCGGTTAACCTGATCGGTGGTCAGGTTTATGCTGGGTCTACCCGTCTGATGGCAATCGCCAGCGGTGAAGGCACCTCGATTTTCTTCGGGGACGCTGTGAAACTGTCTGGTGGCTACATCACCCGTGATCCGGCTGATTCGGCAATGACGCCCGTTGGTGTTTTCATGGGCTGCACCTACACCGACCCCAACAGCAACCAAAAAGTGTTCAAGCAGTATTTCCCTGCTGGCACCGTGGCTGCTGACATCAAAGCCTACGTGGTCGATGACTACGATGCGCTGTTCAAAGTCGCTGTGGTTTCCGGCACTACCGTTATCAGCGGTGTGACGCAAGCTGCTGTTGGCCTGAACGCGGCTCTGGTGGACAATACTGGTTCGACGATCACTGGCGATTCGGCTGTTGCAATTTCGGCCACTACCGCCACGAACGGTGCTCTGCCGGTTCGTATCGTCGATGTCGTGCCGGATACGGCTAATTCGCTGGG